GTTGCGAGGCTGGGTGGTTACTACCCTGGGTCATCCGACTCGCTACCGGAATCCCAAAAAGTAACTTTACCAAAATACTCTTGCTTTTTTAAAATAATACTGTATAATAGTAACACTTACTCAGGAGAATTAGATGTCCAACAACAGAACTTTCAATGCTGCAGAAACTGCAAAACTTAACCAAATCATCAACGAAGGTATGCAGGTCACAATGGAGATCGAAACACTCACTGGTGGCCTTAATGATACCGTTAAAGCCGTTGCTGAAGAATTAGACATTAAACCAAACATTCTTAAGAAGGCTATTAAACTAGCACATAAGAGTGAATTTGGACGCGAGCAACAGGATCACGAATTGCTTGAACAAATTTTGGTCACGGTTGGTAAGACACTTTAATTATCCCCATAGTGTTATCAAATTATAAAATTGTTTAATTTGATTTTCACGATTAATAGTGTGTTGATATAATTCACCAAATGTTTTGCCAATTCGAGGATTAATGTCATTTGGTGAATATTTTTCCGGATTTCCATGCCAATAAGATCCATAATATTCATATACAGTATTAGTTAAAGGATCAAACCCATCTACTAGAAAAATACTATTGTTAACTGTTATCTTTTCTTGGCGTAAAGGAACATTAAGAGAATCGAGCCAACGTTTTTCGGCCTTGCTAATATTTCCAGGTTTAAGATTAGTTAATCTTCCTAAATACCAACAGCGTGGGCAACCTCCATTTTTTTCTAAATGTTTTTCTGCTTTTTTTAGAAGAAACAATCCATGCTCTTTGCATTTTATTGTAATTGGATGTTTCATGCCAGTATATGTTGAAGCTATTGTAAATTTGTCTGAATATTTAGAGATACTTTTAGAAACAAAATCGTTATGTGTATAAGCAAAATTATGAGAGCACTTAGGGCAACCTTGTTTTGAATTGATATGGCAATATGGCTGTTGCAGAAATTCGCCATGTGTTGGGCATATAATTGTTATTTTAGTATGAGAATTTTTGTAAATAACTTTAGAATAATCATAGCTATTTGAGTGAATTTCTCTTGCTTTTTCTACGTAACTTAGTGTATTATAGCGAATACCGTGTTTTTTATTAGACATTTTTATCTCTGTAAAGTGTATCAGTATAAGTATTTATTAATTAGCAACAAATTGGAGAATTATTATTTCATACATTGACGCTTTATTTGATCGTGAACACGATCGTATCCATGTAGTTGAGCGCCGAGACGGAGAGCGGGTATACAAAGAATACCCTGCAAATTTTGTATTCTATTATGAAGACCTTCGTGGCAAGTTTCAAAGTATATTTGGCGCACCGGTAAGTCGTTTTAGCTCACGTAACAATAAAGAATTCCGCAAAGAACTTAGGATACAATCAGGCAAGAAATTATTTGAGTCGGATATCAATCCAATCTTCCGTTGTCTTGAGGACAATTACAAAGGACAAGACGGTCCAAAACTTAATGTAGCATTCTTCGACATTGAGGTCGACTTTGACCCCGAACGTGGATTTAGTCGGCCGGAAGATCCATTTAATGCTATCACTGCCATTTCAGTTTATCTACAATGGCTTGAGCAAATGGTCACACTAGTGATTCCACCTAAGCACATGAGTAATGAAACTGCTCAAGAAATTGCCAACGAATTTGAAAACACCCTGGTGTTTGATAACGAAGGGGATCTATTAAAAACATTCCTAGACTTAATCGAAGATGCCGATGCATTGTCGGGGTGGAACTCAGAAGGCTTTGATATTCCGTACACTGTCAACCGTGTAACTCGTATACTAAGTAAAGATGATACACGCAGGTTCTGCTTATGGAATCAATTCCCTAAGAAGCGTACATTTGAACGCTTTGGTGCAGAAAACGAAACTTATGACTTGATTGGTCGTGTGCATATGGATTATATGCAACTGTACCGCAAATATACATATGAAGAACGACATAGTTATAGTTTGGATGCTATTGCCGAATATGAACTTCAAGAAACTAAAACAGTTTTTGAAGGTACACTAGATCAATTATATAACCAAAACTTTAAAACATTTATTGAGTACAACCGACAAGATACAATGATTTTAGCCAAGCTAGATAAGAAATTAAAATTCTTAGATCTTGCTAATACACTGGCACACGAAAACACAGTGCTACTACAGACTACTATGGGTGCTGTGGCTGTAACAGAACAGGCTATTATTAACGAAGCTCACGAACGTGGCATGGTTGTTCCTAACCGCAAGGAACGCTATTCGGATGAGGATACTCAGGCCGCAGGTGCTTATGTTGCGTATCCACGCAAAGGCATACACGAATATGTAGGCAGTATCGACATTAACTCACTATACCCAAGTGCGATTCGTGCGTTAAATATGGGGCCAGAGACTATTGTAGGTCAACTTCGGCCAGTTATGACTGATCGTTATATTGCAGACAAAATGCGAGCGGGCAGTAGTTTTGCTGCGGCATGGGAAGGCCTATTTGGGTCGTTGGAATACGAAGCGGTAATGGCTAGTGAGCGAGGCACAGAGATTACTATAGACTGGCAGAATGGCGATGATTCTGTACACAGTGCCGCAGATGTATGGAAGATGGTTTTTGATTCTAATCAACCGTGGATGTTAAGTTCCAACGGAACCATCTTCACCTACGAAAAAGAAGCAATTATTCCGGGACTATTAAAACGCTGGTATGCCGAGCGTAAAGAGATGCAGGCCAAACTCAAAGAAGCAAAGACGCCGGAAGATGAAGAATATTGGGACAAACGACAACTGGTCAAAAAGATTAATCTTAACAGTTTGTATGGTGCTATTCTTAACCCTGGCTGCCGCTTTTTTGATAAGCGCATTGGACAATCAACCACTCTTACTGGCCGTGCAATTGCTCGGCACATGGATGCTTATGTAAATGAATGCATCACAGGCAAGTATGATCATGTAGGCGAATCAATCATTTACGGAGACAGTGTAACCGGCGATACTCTTATTAAGACTGATTCTGGAGAAATAGCTATTGAAGAATTATTTAGACAGACACCCGAACATTGTATTATTGGTGACAAGGAATATGCTACTGGAGCATTGGCCAAAGTTGTGGGATTTAATGCGTATGAAGATTCTCCTATAATGAGCAATATATCGTACGTAATGCGACACAAAACAAAAAAGAAACTGTACAAAATTACGCTAGAAAATAATAAGTCGGTCACTGTAACCGAAGATCATAGTATAATGGTAGATCGTGACGGATTCCTAATGGAAGTAAAACCCAATGACATCTTGGGTAAAGATTTAATTATCAGTCTGAATACATAAATACTATGAAGATAGGAGTATCATCATATGCCAACATGTTTAGAGTGCGGGTATTCAGCCCCAAGATTACAGTGGACACACTTCAAATACAAATGTACCGGAAAATTCAAAAACGGTAATGAGTATATGTCCGCACACCCCGGTAGTGAGATAATAGATCCAGAATTAAAGAAAAAATACGGGTTTACACTTGACTCGGCTGTCAAAAAGTATGGTGCTGTGGAAGGTCAAAAACGATGGAATGAGTATTGTGATGCGCAGGCAACCACTAATACTTTTGAATACAAACATGAAAAATACGGTTGGACCCGTGAACAGTTTGACGAGTACAATTCATCAAGAGCAGTAACCATTGAAAACATGATCAAACGACATGGTGAAGAAATTGGAGTTGCTAAATGGCAAGAATATTGCGAACGACAAGGATATACCAATACCAAAGAATATTTTATTGAAAAGTACGGTGCAATCATTGGCGTTAAAAAATATATTGAGGTTAACAAGAAAAAGAAAAACCCACACGACCCGGTGAGTATTTCTGAAAAATTAGGAATTACCTTGGACGAGGCGGTAGACATTATCTTGTCGAGAGAAAATTCTGGAAGAAGATATATTAGTAATCTTGAAGAAGAATTTACAAACATGCTTGAAGATAAAGTAGGACCACTTGACTATACCTCAGCTAAACGACCATTTGGCAAATGGTCTCATTTATTGAATACCTATGTTGTATATGATATAAAACACGGCAATTGCATTATTGAATTCAATGGTGATTATTGGCATGCTAATCCCAACATTTATGCTGGCACCGCTACAATAAGAGGTGTCCCGGCGGTTGATATATGGCGCCAGAATGTGTTAAAATTACAAACAGCACAGGATTTGGAATTCAAAACCCTAGTGGTTTGGGAAACAGAATTTCGAAATGATAAAGTTGGAACAATTAATAAGGTAGCAGAATGGATATTACAAGAACAACCGTAAAAAGTATTGATTGTCTCGGTGAGGTGGATGACTATGTGTATGATCTCAGTATAGAAGATCAAGATCCTTATTTTTTTGCCAATGACATATTGGTGCATAATACCGACTCGTGTTATTTCACTGCATACCCTGTGTTGCAAAAAGAAATCGAAGCTGGTACAATGTCTTGGTCGAAAGAAATTGCGGTACAATTATATAACTCTATTGCCGACCAGGTTAATGATAGCTTTCCTGGCTTTATGGAACAGGCATTCCATGTGCCCAGAGAAATGGGCACAGTAATCAAAGGTGGCCGTGAAATTGTTGCTAGTAAAGGCCTGTTTATCACCAAGAAGCGTTATGCTGTATTGTACTACGACAAAGAGAACAAGCGTGTGGACACACATGGATCGCCAGGCAAAGTAAAAGCCATGGGCCTCGATCTAAAGCGTAGTGATACTCCTAAAGTTATCCAAGAATTTTTGAGTAAGATATTAGACGAAGTTCTGATTGGCACAAGTCGTGAAGAAATTATTGAAAAAATTCGCGAGTTCAAATACTTGTTCAAAGAGCGTCCAGGATGGGAGAAAGGTAGTCCTAAGCGTGTAAACAATCTGACCAAGTATGGTAAAGAAGAAGAACGACTAGGCAAAGCTAACATGCCCGGTCATGTCCGTGCAGCATTAAACTGGAATAATTTGCGTCGTATGAATGGCGACAAGTATAGCCTGCAGATTGTCGATGGTATGAAAACTATTGTGTGTAAGCTGAAACAAAATCCACTTGGCTGGACAAGTATTGGCTATCCTACAGATGAAACGCACTTGCCACAGTGGTTTAAAGAGTTGCCATTTAATGACACAGAGATGGAAGCCACGGTCGTTGATCAAAAGTTAGATAACTTATTAAGTGTATTAGAGTGGGATTTGGCCAGCGCCACCAACACCGAAAATACATTCCAAACATTATTTGAGTGGTGATATGAAAAAACTTAGTGAATTTGTTAACTTTAAAAATCAACTCGATTTAATGTCAACTAATAATGTGCAAACAACAACTAACTTTGAACTCAATAAAATTATGCACTTGGTTAATTTAGAAAATTATGACAATCTTTTAGATCAACGGAAAATTGATATACAAAAATCATTTGATGCGTTTGAATTAGAATTAGAAAAAGTAAAAGATAAAGTTAACCAAGAAATTGCGATATTAGAAAAGCCAGAGTTCCAAAAAAGTTATACATTGTATGAAGGCGAGCACAATAATCCAGCCGAGTTTATTCTTAATCTTCGTAAACATACTATCCCTAATCCAGAATTATTTCAAGCTAGATTGTCTAAGTATATCGATTGGCAGTATTCTGCTATGATAATTCGTCCCGGAATTGAGTCTTTTATTGACAGCATGGTAGCACTTGATCCATTGTATCTTGTAGATTTAAATCATGATTATCTGGCGCCAGCATTGAGTAAATTTAACAGTCAATATCAAAATCGACTAAGGACATACACAGTAAAAGAAGAGTTAGACCAAGATATTTTAGGACAGCTACCCAACAATCAGTTTGCATTGTGTTTTGTCTATAATTACTTTAATTTTAGACCATTTGAAATACTTAAAAAATATCTAGATGAAATTTATGAAAAACTAACACCCGGTGGCGTGTTAGTTATGACCTTTAATGACTGCGATCGAGCAAGTGCTGTTCAGTTAGTAGAAAATTTTTATTGTTGCTATACCCCAGGATACCTTGTTCGAGAGTTAGCGTTATCAATTGGATATGAAATTGAGTATTCATGGAATGATCCAGGGCCGACTACTTGGTTAGAACTCAAAAAACCCGGCACAATGACTTCATTAAAAGGTGGACAAACCCTAGCAAAAGTATTACCGAAGTAGTTGCAAAATCTAAATAAACCCTGTATAATAAACAAACGAGGAGAATTACACATGAGAGATCACTTATTAGACTTAGTAGAACACACACAAAAATTAGGAGTTATTGACCTAGTTAAAATTACTGGCGATGATAAATCAACCGCTATCTTTGGTGTTGCTGAAGATCGTAGCGTAGTAGTCGAGGGCGCATACACTAATCCAGTTCCAGAATTTATTGGCCTGTTTGGCATGCCAAACTTGGCAAAACTTAATATTTTATTAAACTTGCCAGAATATCGAGAAGGTGCCGAACTCGGTGTTACAAAAAGAGCCGACGGTGCTCCAGACGGTATTACATTTAAAAACGCCACAGGCGACTTTAAAAATAATTATCGTTTTATGGCCAGTGAGATTGTAACTGAAAAGGCTAAAACTGTTAAATTCAAAGGTGTTAACTGGCATATTGAATTTGAACCAACTGTGGCAAGTATTCTGCGTTTGAAAATGCAAGCACAGGCTAATGCCGAAGAAGTTAACTTCCAAGCTAAAACAGAAAACGGTGATTTGAAATTTTTCTTCGGTGACCACTCAACACACGCTGGTAACTTCGTATTCCAACCTGGAGTAACCGGAACACTTAAACGCACATGGTCTTGGCCAATTAAGACTGTAATCAGTATTCTTGATTTAACTGGTGATAAGATTATGCGTATCAGTGACGATGGTGCAGCACAGATTACAGTTGATTCGGGCTTGGCTACTTACACATACATTATTCCAGCACAAAGCAAGTAATGATTGATTTTCAAAACATTAAACTATCACCGGGGTTAAAATCAACCTTAAAATCAATGCCACGTGGCAAAAATTACAAGAATCCTATTATGCATTCTTGTAACATGACTAGCTATCATATTGCAGTTGATTCGGATTTAAATTGTATATTATGTGGGTGTGATGGATGGTTACCAATTCCAGTAGGAAAGATTTTTGAGTTTAATAGTCTAGAAGATGTGTGGAATTCTCCTATAGCCAAAATGTTACAAGATGATATCAACCAAAAAAAATTTACCTGGTGCGCTGTAGAACATTGTGGAGTTATACAACAAGATATTATCAAAAAAAGATATAGTATTTCTATTCTTATTGATAATAGTTGTAATCTTGCATGTCCTAGTTGTCGTAGAGAACTACAAATGATAAACTCTGGTCCAGAGTTCGAAAATAAAATAAAAAATCTAAATCATTTAATGGCGTTAATTGAACGCTTTGATCACCCCCTACAGTTAACTATAGGGGGTAGCGGCGATGCGTTAGCTAGCCATATTAATAGACATTTAATACAAAATTATCATCCAAAAAATAATCAATTATTTGCAATTGCTACCAATGGACTTTTAATAAAAAAATTAATTCCAGATTCACCAATGCGAGATTATATATCCAATTTTGCTATTGGGGTCGACGCTGCTTCCGCTGAAGTTTACGAACAGGTAAGAAGACCCAGTAAATGGAAGATACTATTAGAAAATCTTGAATGGTTGTCAGAGAATAAAGGATCAAGTCAAGTCATGCTTACTTTTACTGTGCAAAAAACAAATTTTAGAGAAATTCCAGCATTTGCCGACCTGTGCAAAGAATTAAATTTTCACGGGTCTGTTCAACCTCTCAATGATTGGGGCACATGGAATTTTAAACCCGTGAAAAATCCAGATGCCTATACAATTATAAATGGCACTTACCTTGATCATGATGTGGCTAATCCAACTCATCCAGAGCATTATGAATTTTTAACAGTGTTACGTAATGCCCGTGAACAGAAAAAAAATATAAACATATCTCCTTATTTCGACAAATTTAAATGACCCAAGATAACCTAACAGCCAAGCAAAAGGACTACGCGGTATTTCTTCCGGCCATCTCGGGCTTCTATGCTACCTACATAGGCAAACAGCGTGATCCTGTTAATGGTCCATATGTAGATCCAAAAACCCGTATGCCCGCTGGCATGAAGGATATGGAGATGATGAACTGGCTCAATAGCGCCAAAGGTCTGTTTCCATATAAATGGAGTCTATATTCAGGTGGGCATGCCAACCTAGATCTTAATAAACAAGACTGGTCAGAAGACATGGTTCGTAATCGCGAGCCTGGTACTCTTATGTTAGGTGATTCGGGAGGATTCCAAATTGCCAAAGGTTTATGGGAAGGCGAATGGCGAGATCCGACTAGCCCGGCAGTCTTGGCCAAGATGGCCGAACTCAAAGCCAAGGGTGTCGAACATGTTGTAGATCTTAAACCAGATGGCACGCCTAAACACGATAAGAATGGCAACAAAAAGTATGTTAAGATTGATCATGTTAAGAACTATCAAAACTTATTAGATGCCGCACAGAAGAAGCGTGAAGCTGTAGTTAAATGGTTAGACGGGGTGGCTGACTATGGTATGACCCTGGACATACCAACCTGGGTTATACATGACAAAAATGCCAGCGACAAGTGTGGTATTACTACCCTAGAAGAAGCCGTGGCTGCCACCAAATACAACAATGATTACTATATGCGTCATCGCAAGGGTGCTAAAAATGGTGGCATGAAAGTGCTTAATGTTTTACAAGGTGCCAATCATGCTGATGCCGATCGTTGGTATGAAACAATGAAACACTATTGTGATCCTAACTTATATCCAGACACACACTTTGATGGTTGGTCAATGGGTGGTCAGAACATGTGCGATGTCCATCTTGTATTACGCAGGCTTGTGGCATTGCGTCACGATGGGTTACTCAAAGAAGGCATACATGATTGGATGCACTTCCTAGGCACAAGTAAATTAGAATGGGCAGTATTACTTACAGACATTCAACGAGCTGTTCGTCGGTATGTTAACCCAAGTTTTACAATTAGTTTTGATTGTGCAAGTCCATTTTTAGCAACAGCTAATGGACAAGTATATCATCATATCGATCTTCCGCACAATGATAAGTGGTGTTATCGTATGAGTCCTATTGCCGATGACAAGAAGTATAGTACAGATACTCGACCATATGGTCAAGCAGTAGTAGCAGATGGATTAGTTGACCACTTTGATGAAAGTCCGATTAGCCTACAATTACAAATGAAGGATGTTTGTTATTATCAACCCGGCATGCTGAACAAGATTGGTAAAGAAGGTAAGACATCGTGGGATTCGTTTAGTTATGCATTACTAATGGGCCATAATGTTTGGATGCACCTAGAAGCAGTCCAACGTGCTAACCGTGAGTATGATAACGGATCGTTCCCTGCCATGATGTGGCACCAAAATGGCGACCATGCGAGGTTTAAAGATATTGTGGATGCTATCTTTGCCACTCCGGATCGTGCGGAAGCCGAAGCCATCATCGAACACTATGATCGTTATTGGATGGACATTATTGGCACTCGTGGATTCAAAGGTAAAAAGGCCAAAAACGCACACAGCCAATTTAATGCATTGTTTGAAGTAGAAGAATCAAACGACGGTGTCGACGGAGATGAAGTAGAATTTGACGAATCTAAATTAGATGAACTGGAGTCCAAATGAATTACGAATTGCGGATTAAACATTTAGAAGAACAACACCATGCTTTAAATAAACGCATCGACGGGTTAGAAAACACAGGTGTATTTGATGATACCGAATTGAATAGTTTGAAAAAAGAGAGGTTGCGTTTAAAGACAAAAATTGTTACAATTAGACAAGACCATTTGCAACCTCCATATAAGACCACAAAATGATTAGAGCAGGACATGAAGAAATAAGTTTCTTTACAGGAACTGAAGTAGAGCATACTATTGCATTTGGTATGAAGACCTTGTTTGTAGTAGGCTTACAAGACGCACAAATCATTCAGCAAGAAGCCAAAAACAACAAGTGTGAACATATCTATTTTGGTGCTGACCAAAGTTTTCCAGCCTTGGATAAGAATGATGGTGATGCTTGGCAGGAATGGGAATACATGGTACAGTCCTGCTTAGAGTCTGGTTGGCTATGCACACTTGATTTGGATCACGCACAAGCAGAAGGCCTATTAGAAAGCGGCCTAGTAGAGTTCCATAATTTTATTCCAATGATTAGCGTTAAACTCCCCTACATTCGACAATTTGGATACCATGCTACTCTTAAAATTGATGACCGAGATTTCGCGGCAACAAACCCGGGCGTGTGGTGTCACAGCCTACACGACTTACAAAATAAATCGGTGTTTACTGACTGGTCTCGATATACAAAGGACGAAGTGATACAATGAGAAATTGGCTAAGACAAAAATTAATTAATATACTGATTGACGATGGCACAGAGCCTGAGCAGAAGGTTAGGCAAAAGCCTGCTACACTAAATCGTAGAACTCACGGTAGTATCAGTGTTTGCGTGGATGACGGATTTGACGACAGCCCAAGTGGTATCGATCTTCCAGATCCTATTGTGTTTAAAGTGCAAGCAGTATCAGGTGGAACAGTAGTTGAGTCCAAATGGTATGACTACAAGAAGGACGAGCAACGGGTTAAACTACATATTATTACTCAAGATGAAAATTTATCAGAATCAATTGGCAAAATTGTAACTATGGAGTTATTGCAAAAATGATACAACAAGAACGCAATACTATTGAACGAGTTATGCAGGCCGCACAACGCAAGATTTGGGTTACTTTTCGCAAAGAGGGAGTGCA